CATGAGGGCGATCACCTGACCTTTCGCTGTATCTACTGTAGCAGGAGGGCGGTCGGGAGTCCTATCACCTTGCGTGGAGTGCGACGGTGTCATCGACCCGCAGCGTGAAGCCCTGATCGATGAGTTTATCCGCGTACGCGTTGGTGTGGTGCCCGCAGAACGTGAGGGAAAGGTGCCTTATGCCCCACGTTGTGTAGCCCTGCGCCCGGCAGCGGTCGCAACGGTCTTGGGCTGTGTGCTGCATACCGGCCACGTTTACCGCCTCTGCTAGAAACGCTGCATGGGGTTGATCTTAGCGCTCGAAGGGGCGGCAGCCCAGAGGGAACCGCCGCCCTTTCGCACAGGTCAGGCGCCTGCGGGGACCTTCGCAGCCCGACGGGCCTTGAATGCGGCCTTGGCCACCGCGAACGCGGCAGGAAGGGCCGCCAGCAGGGCCGCCTGGGTCGCGGCGAAGCTGTGCAGGTTGGTGACGTCGGCCAGCTCCAGACCCAGGAAGGTCTGGACGTAGGTAGCGCCGGTGCGCTCCGCTAAGTCCCGCAGGAACTCACGGTTCAGGTACTTCTCCACAGGGTGCCTCTCACTCTGTTTGCGACACGGGGCCGCTTACCAGCCCCGCTGTACTGGGATCCGCACGATGAATCCGGGTGGGACGTCGGCGGCGGCAGGGTGGCCGTGGAGTTGAGCGATGCGGTCGGCGTCCTTGTTGGAGGGGGCGATCCAGCCGCAGGCCCGCATGAGGAGTCGTAGCGGCAGCCCGGGGAAGACGGTGGCCACCTGGTAGGGGATCTCGCCTTCGGGCCGCTTGATCGGTGGTGTGAAGGCTTCCGGGATGTACCTCTGGTAGGCGTCGGAGGCGTACTCGGGCCACATCTTGAGCCCGTTCATGTACGTCAGGGCGACGGCGGCCAGGCACTGGTGGGTGAAGTCCTCCAGGAGCCATTCACGGTCGCGGGGGGTGCCGTGGCCGGTGGCCTGGGGCCGGGTCTCGATCTGGAAGCAGCCGACGCGCTCCTTCTCGTCCCGGAGGGTGACCAGATCGCTCTGGGCCTCTCCCTGGCTACCGGAGGCGGCCAGTGCGATGGCGGCCAGGGTCTCTGCGGTGTCCGGCTCCTGCCAGGTCCGGGTGCGGGCCCCGGCGTCTATGAGGGCCTGCCGGAGCTGCGCGCGGTTGACCTGCATCAGTCGCCGTCCCCTGACGCGGGAGGAACGCGGACCGGCTCGTCGTCGGCGAAGGTCCACAACAGGGCCTCCAGCTCCGGAGGGGTCCCGTGTGTGGGGTTCACGGCGTTGCGTCTCATGTCGGAACGGAGGTCCAGGATGTGCCGGAGAGCCAGCCGAAGTAATCGTTCCATCTTGACGGTCTTCGCTTCCTGGACTTCTTGCCGCTTCTCGAATTCTTCCATGCGTTCGTGGTACGCCTTCTTGAATACCTCGAACTCGCTGCTTTTGAGTTTCCGGTCTTCCGTGGCCTTCGTGTTACGGGAGGCGAACCGGGCACCGCCGTATAGGCATAAGCTCCCGACTATTGCTGCCCCGGCGCTGACGAGGCTATCCGTACCACTCACTTGATGTGCCTCTCGGGACTGTTTATCGGTTTAGCAGATCATACCAAAGCAGGCCATTTCGGCCCCAGCCTCTTATCCGGCCGGAGGGGGCTCCGAGACGGTGAAGGTACGGCGCCCATTCTCCTGGGCCACCGCAGTGGTGTACGTAACCCACGACAGACCGGCGCACGCGGTCTTCAACGCGACGCACAGTTCATCGATCTGATCCTCTGTGAGCAGCATGTTTGTGTTGATCACGCCGTTCACCGCAGAGCCGTCCGTACCGGCCACGGTGTAACTCACCTGAACCTGCGTGTCCGTCGGGGCGTAGTCCGGGGACCCGCTCGGGTAATGCCGTACAAGACTCATGGGAATTCTCCTTAGGCCAGCTCGGCTGTTCCGCCGAGACGGATGAAGTTGCTCGCCGCCCAGGCGCCACCGCCCGGAGTCGGAGAGGCCCCGATACGGGAAAGTGCAGTGCTGGTATTCGACGTGTACGACCAGAGGGACAGGGTGGTAGCTGTTTCGGCCTGACCCACCACTAAATACCGGTTTGAAGCGGTAACGACCTGACCAGGGAAAGGTGTGACAAAAAGGCTGCTAGACGCAATGCTGAAAGGCAGTCCGGATACCGTCCAAACGCCGGTCCCGAAAGTGGTGTCCGCCGCGATAGAGAACGAGATGTAAAACAGGACGCTCTTGCCCTGGAGCTGGTAGCGGACCCACAAGGAACCGCTGCCCAGGGAGAACGTTCCAGACGCCGGGGTCATCGTCAGGTTGGTCTGCGTCCAGGGACCTGCCTGAACCAGCGTCACCCAGGAGGTGCCGTTGTAGAGCTGATCGGCCTTCAGGTCGACCCGATAGCAGCGGTCACCATTTTGGGGGGAGGGGAACGCGGCGGTCCGGGCCGCCTGATCGGCCACCTGAGTGATCACCAGATGGTCCACCGTCAGGGCCAGGGCCTGAACGAGGGGGTCCGCCGTGTTGTACGGCAGGTGCGCGCGGGTGGTGAACGAGGGGAACCCGGCATCTGCGGACCGCTGCATCTCGATCGCCTTGGTGGCTGCGAGGTCGACGGACTTGGGGGACAGTGCCCAGCGCACTCCCGAGCCGGTACCGAAATCCAGCCACAGCGTGCCGATGTAGTTGTCGGGGCCGTAGAAAGCAACCTGCCCGTTGGCGTCGGAGGTCACCGAGCTGATGGCGGTACCGGTGACTGTCTGAAGATCCGTGATCAGGAAGCCGCCGGAGCGCGAGTTGTAGACGGCCGCCCCGGCATTGAGAAGGGGCTGCCCGTAGGGATTGACGACAGCCCCGTCGCCTCCGCCGCCGTACAGGTAACGCGCCATCAGCAGACCCTTTCCCAGAACCAGCCGTGCTGGATGACGATGTTCGACGCGGACGCGGTACCCCATTGGACGCCGAAGTGGAGGCTCTGCAACGTCGTCGTGTCACGGGTCGCGGTGGCCGTGCCGTCCGTGCGCACAGCGGGGTCCGAGCTGCTGAGGGTTCCCGAGGACGTAATGGACGTTTCGGTGCTCAGGTTGCCGAACCAGGTACCGCTCGCCCCGGTGGTCAGGATTGTGACGTGACCCACGGCTCGCCACGCACGAAGGGTCGGGGTCGCGTTGGAGATGGCGGTGAAGGCCCCAGAACCCAGGATCGTGCCGCCGACGCCGCCGACGCGCAGACGGAAAGTCACCGTCGGGGTCGTGGATGCGGCTTGGATGATATTCCCGTATCCGGTGACGCGGAACGTCGCTCCTGCGGGGCTGTTCGCAGGCACGGAGAGTCCGGACAGGGCTGTCTCGGTCGCCGTATTGGAGACGGTGACGGTGCCGCCGACGGAACCGAAGCTGGTCGCGAAGGACGTGCTGCGCCAGACGCCCAGGCTGCCGTTGTACGTCTGTTCGGTGTTCAGGTCGGTGCGCCAGCAGCGGTCACCACTCACCGGGGACGGGAACGCTGCGTCCCGGGCCGCCTGGGACGCGACACGCGGGATGACCAGTGGGTCGAGCTTGGATGCCAGCGCCTGTTCCAGTGGGTCGTTCGCGTGGTACGGCAGCGCTGCCTTGGTGGTGAAGGATGCCCCGGTGAAGTCGGCTGCCCGCTGGACGGCAATCGCCTGTGCAGAGGCCAGATCAACGGCTTTCGGGGAGATGGCCCACCGGGGTCCGACGCCGAAACTCAGCCACAGGACGCCGATGTACGCGTCCGGGCCGTAGAAAATTGCCTGTCCGTAGCTGTCGGTCGTCACCGTCGTGATGGCCGCGCCGGACATGTTCTGTAAGTCTGTAACGCTTGTTCCGCCGGTCCGGGCGTTGTAGACCGATGCAGTTGCATTGGCGTAAGGCGCGCCGGACGGCTGGATGATATCGCCGTCTCCGCCGCCGCCGTAAATGAAGCGTGTCATGGATCAGGTCCCCTCAGGCGCCAGGAAGGACAAAGCCGTCGAGGCCGACCCATGAGGTCTGTACGCCGGTACCGAAGTAAGCGACGATGTTTCCGCTGGGGGGGATGGAGAGCTTGCAGGTACCGGGAGGTGCATTGGTACCGGAGACGGAAATGGGCACGGCAGCCTCGTAATAGGGCTGGATCGTACTCAGGGCGACGGCTGCGGGAAGCGATCCGAGGGTGGTAACGCTCGCGATGTTCGTGCCGTTGACCGTGGCGATGTTTCCCCAGAGGGTCCAGGTGTTCATGGCCGAGTTGTAGACGGCCACAGGGTTTTTACCGTTGGTGGCTTGGAATCCGTCGGCCAGGTTGATGGCGACAGGGGTCGGCGTGACCGGGGCGGTCCAGACCGCCGACCAGATGGAGGTACCCACGTCGGAGGTCTTGACGTAGACCCCGACAACCTCGGTGGTACCGGAATCTCGGACCACGCAGATGACACCGGACGGTGCGTTGAAGTACTTGCTGTCCCGGTCCGTCGTGGATGTGGCCGTGAGAATGAGCCTGGCATCCATGGTGGATACCAGTTGGGTTAACCAGTAGGGGACGTCATTAGTGCCCGCACTGTCCGGTACCGGAAGCGTTGAAAAGGCACTGTATAAGGCTCCCATGGTTTCCCTCCTTTACTCTCGATCAACTATACCGATTAAAGCGCCCGGAAACCGCCGGAGAGCTTGCTGAAAATCACGTAGCTGGCATCCCAGGGGGTCGTGGTGACCGGTTTCACGGCGAACCCTTTGATGGTCGGGGTGACCGCTGTGATTGCCGTCCACCAGTCCCCCGGGATGCGGACGATGCGAACCTCCCCGGCTTCCAGTTGGAAATACACGGGGCTGAAAGAGTCCGTGTCCAGGGTGATCTGGGAGGACCCTGACGGGAGGGTGTTGTAGTTGTGCGGGCAGAGCTGGAGCTGAACGGCTTCCCGCTGCCCGTGCAGGGTGTTGACCCGGGCGACGTACACGTACATGAGCACCTTGGTGGTCCCGTTTGCGGGGAGGGTGTTGTTCGTGCCGTTGTAGTAGGACCAGGCCAGAAGCGCCGGTTGGTCGGAGGGGGCGGCTGTCTGCCCTACGTAGCCTTCGAATCCGGGGTCGACTGTTCCCCGGGAGCGCAGGGTGGTCATGTCGTAGACGGTGTAGCCGGAGTTCTGTGTGGACGGGCCGGTCCAGGCCGAATCGATGCCCCCGGAGCGTCCGAGGACCAGCCAGGCGTTGCCTCCGAGGTCGAGTACCTGGACGACGTCGCCTATGTTGCGCTGGGTGTAGGACGCCAGGCAGGGCACGCCGAAGATCTGGGAGGTGCCATAGGACAGGTTGACCAGGCCGTCTTCGCGGTAGGAGGAGACGGTGGCGCGGATCGTCTGCACGGACTTGCCGGAGGCGGTCAGCTTGGCCAGGAGGCTTGCGGCATCAGACATGGATGGTGATCTCCTGCTTCGTGCTGCGGGTCGTGTAGGAGGCGGCTCCGGTGCCCCACGAGTAGCTGATGGCGTCCACGATGTGGCGTTCGTAGCGGCCGTCAAGGCGGCTGACGATGATGACGTCGCCGGACTCCTGTGCTGGGTGGTAGCGGCCGGTGAGGGTCAGGGTCTTGGACTCGCCCATGACGTCGGCCAGGATCGCTTTGCCGACGCGCCAGGCCTGCCGGTCGTTGATGATCAGCGGGGAGTCGTACTTGTACGGCTTCACGCCGAAGTGCCCGGCCAGCTCCGGTTGTTTGATCGGGTCGGGTCCGGCGTAGGTCTTGGAGCGCGGGTCGTCGTCCCAGACGAAGATGGGACCGACGGCGTTACTGCCGTCGGCGGGCGTACCGGTGACCACCACGAGGTTGTAGACGCCGCCCCGGTCGTAGGCGAACGCTGAGGCCAGCTTGGTCCGGTTGTCCTCTGAGACCGTCCACACGGGGTCGTCAAGCAGGGAAGGGCGCCGGGTGAAGGTGAAGGCTCCGGAGGCGTCACAGAGGGCGTCAGCGCCCAGCGCGGTGGCAATGGAGGCGTCCGAGGACGTGCCGTGGATGACCGCCCAGCGGTCCGAGTCCACGGCCATGGAGACCATGCCGGTGCGGTAGGCCAGCCGCTCGTCCCAGTTGAACCGTGCGTCCGGGACGGCCTCGGTGATCAGTTTCTCCGCTTGCCTGCGGTATGTCATCGACCGGCTGTCCGGGAGGTTGCGGGCTACGGGGAACTGGGAGTCGATGACGTCCTGTTCGAAACTCGCGCCGTCGATCACCAGGTTGTTGGTGTTCTCCACCACGGAGGTCACCGAGTACACCCCGGCCGGTAAGTACTCCGGGGAGGATCCCAGGAAGTAGACGGCTATGCGCAGGCGCAGGCGGCAGCCGTAGGCGTGGATCCCCTCGAAGCCGACGGTGACGGTTTTGGCGACGGTCGCGCTCAGGGTCCAGCGGGTGGTGCTGGTGCGGTCCTGGGTGTGCTGGCCGCTGACCACGGTCAGCGGGTACCAGGTCTTCCAGTCCGGGGACCACTCCAGTACCGGCTGGATCTGTAAGGCCGTGCCGTCGGCCATCGCCCGCGCGAGGCGGTCGGAGTGGGTGAGCATCAGATGTTCTCCATGCTCACCGAGTCGAAGTAGGCGACTTGGGCGGCAGCGGTCGCGGTGATGACGACGTTGCAGATGGCTAACGCCGCCCCGGGTGGGGGTGTGACGGACAGGGC